ACAGAAACTCGACGACCTCGCCGAACTCAAACAATCCATACTACAAAAGGCCTTTGCCGGCGAACTCACTGCCAAGCCTGCCAAGGCCCTGAAGGAGGCATGGCGAGTGAGACAATTGGGAGATCTCCTCGAAATACAGAATGGATACGCCTTCAAGTCAAAGCAGTTTTCGACTGAAGGCGAGGTGCCTCTCATCCGCATCCGCGACCTTGATCCGGGAACAGGCACTGAGACCAACTATTCGGGAGAATATGATCCAATGTATATCGTCCAATCTGGTGACATGCTCATCGGGATGGACGGCGACTTTCAATGCCATATATGGAACGGCCCAAATGCTCTTCTAAACCAACGAGTCTGTCGTTTGGAAAACTTTGCGGATGAACTCAATGCAAAGTTCCTTTTCTATGGCATTAATAAGCACCTCCAGGACATCCATGACGTTACCGGTTTCACAACTGTGAAGCACCTTTCATCTAAATCAATCAAAGCAATCAGGTTTCCGCTCCCACCTCTCCCTGAACAGAAGCATATTGTCGCCATTCTCGATGAGGCGTTCGCTGGTATCGCTACGGCGGTCGCCCATACAGAGAAGAACCTCACCAACGCACGCGAGTTGTTCGAAAGCCATCTGAATGCCGTCTTTACCCAGAAGGGTAAGGGGTGGGTGGAGAAGACGCTGGGGGATTCATGCAAATTCTACAACGGAAAACCTCACGAAAAGAAGATTGATAAGGATGGAGATTTTATAGTTGTAAATTCGAAATTCATATCTTCCAATGGGGTTACCATTAAAAAGACCAGAAGTGCCCTTTTTCCGCTTTATTCAGGTGACATTGCTATGGTTATGAGTGATGTGCCTAACGGCAAAGCTCTTGCAAAGTGTTGCCTCATCGATGAAGATAAGAAGTATACTCTCAATCAGCGGATTTGTGTCATCCGTTCAAACAATTTCAATAAAAGATTTCTTTACTATCATCTTAATAGGCATCCTTATTTACTTGGCTTCAACAATGGTGAGAATCAAACTAATCTGAGGAAGGGAGATATCCTCAAGTGCCCCTTATATGTACTCAGCATGACTCAACAGGAACAGATTGCAGATCATTTGGATGAGTTTTCATCTGACGCCCAGCAACTCAAATCCATCTATCAGCAGAAACTGGACAGCCTCGACGAACTCAAACAATCCATTCTGCAAAGGGCCTTTACTGGAGAACTCACTGCCAAACCTGACAAGACCCTGAAGGAAGCTGGACTATGAACGAAGCTGAAACCCGTGCAGAACTGATTGATCCGGCACTAAAGGTCGCTGGTTGGGGAGTGGTAGAAGATAGCCGGATACGTCGCGAAGTCATTACCCTGGGGCGTCTCCAGGGTGCGGGCCAGCGGGCCAAGCAGGACATCGCCGACTATGTGCTGGTCTATCGTGGTCAGAAGCTGGCCGTGATCGAGGCAAAGAAGCGAGACCTACCAGACACCGAAGGCGTGGGCCAGGCGAAGAAGTACGCAGAAAATGAATACGGAAGGATTGACCTGTTTCTTTGACCAGGAAGGAAACTCGCGATGGGACTTAGAACAATCTTTAGGTCGTTAATAGGTAATTGGATAAGTTGTCCAGAAAACCGCAAATATCTTAAGGGTGGAAAGTGTAGCGTGTTAGATAAAAAAGAGGGCGAATACGATGAAGCGTAGAGAATTCCTAAAATCCATAGCCGCTGTCGCAACAGGGCTTGTCTTCAATCCGTTCGGTAAGGCTGGGCCAAAGACTCTTTCGAGAATACCAGATGTATTTCTCACTCCCGTAAAATTAAGATTAAGCGGTAACATAATAGAGCCAGATGCCATTTGCTACAACTTCGATGGCAGCGATGATTATATCGAAGATCCTGATGTTGCATCTATGTCGCTGAGTCTGGATGACCAAATTAAACTGATTTGCGATAACTTAGAGGGCAGATACAAGTGCGTATCAGTCAAAGAAAACACGATAACTATTTCTTCGTGCTAAAGGTGAGACTATGGAGCGTAGAGAATTCCTAAAGGCGGTAGGTATTGCATCGATGGCTCCTGTGCTATCGTTGGGAAGTGTGAATTTCGGTGAAAAGGAATACGCAACTGGCGGCGTAGTTCATCCTGAAAGGGCACGAAATACAAACGATTCTCCTGGTGAATATGAGCTGCGAAATACTTATGTTTACAACGCCGAGGATTCCTGCGACGCCTCGTATCCATTCACTGTGCCGTTCAAGATTGTTTCGGAAATGACCGCAATCGTCTCAATAAAGCTCTCATTCCAGATATACGAAGAGGACAATTCGCCGGTGACAGTGCACTATCATATCGACAACGGCAGCGGCTTCGGTGGCGCATCGGGTAACTACACCTCGGACCAGACCGATCTGGATATCACAGCCAGTGTAACAACTTCCGGTTGGAAAGCCGTTAGGTTTGACGTAGATAAGCGTTGCCGAGTTGCGGCGATAATCGAATGCAAGATTGTAAGAGTTGACGAAGACTGGCTAAAATGCAGCTAAACCCACCCATAGTGACCGCTAACGAGGTACTGCTTAACAATATCATCCGGCACGATATAAGGCTGGATGAATTGGCGACGGGGGAAGTGCGCAAGATCGTATCGTTCTTTAATCGGTCACTCATTCCTGATTTGACCGCCAGGATGGAAAAGGCGGCAAAGGGTTCATGGACTGAAACAAGGGTGAGGGCACTACAGAAGTCTATCAAAGAGATTTCCGGCGAAATGTATCAGGACATGGGCAACCAGATCCGCTCTACGATGACCGACCTTGGCAAGCAAGAGGCTACATGGCACACAGCGGTCATTGAGAGGGCCATGCCTGTCCGCGTTGACCTTGTTACCCCACCATTGTCGTTGATCCGCGAGACGGTGCTCAGAAAGCCTATTCAGGGCCTTTTATTGGGCAAGTGGATGGAGGCGCAGAAAACAACACTTATTCGCAAGGTAAATCAGCAGATCAGCCTTGGATTGCTTGAGGGTGAAGGGATCGACAAGATCGTCCGGAGAATCAACGGGACTCGGGCTCTGCGATTCAAAGACGGCATAATGAACCGGCCTCGCCATGAAATCGCCTCTATCGTCCGAACGGCGGTTATGACAGTATCTAATAACGTCAGGATGGACGTCTATCAGGCTAATAGCGACATTATCAAGGGGCTTATTCTTATAGCCACGCTCGATACTCGATGTTGTGAAGTTTGCGGCTCTTTAGACGGCAATCACTACGGATTGGACGATGCACCGACAGTTCCTATCCACTGGATGTGTCGTTGCGTTCTCGCCCCAAGATTGCGATCTTGGAAGGAACTTGGAATCCCATTAGCGGAGTTACCGCCAGGCACAAGGGCGTCAAATGCTCTCACGAAAGGCGAATCCAAACGCATTAAGAGACTACCCAAAGCCGAACGGGATGCAATCAAGAGCAAACTACAGGGACAGGTTCCAGTGTCCCTGAAATACCCCGAATGGATTAAAAAGCAGAGTAAAGATGTTCAAATAGAGGCATTAGGTAAAGGTAAAGCTGCTTTATTCAGGGCCGGGAAAGTCAATTTCAAGGAATTCGTTACCAATAACCGACGAATTCGCAAACTGTCAGAACTAACAGAACAATTCTAACTGGGGGCAACCATGAAAAAAATATTGAAAAATCCGACATAATTTACTTGACTCTAAATAGTAGTAGTTAGTAGTATGCAAATAAGGCGGAAGGCCGCCTTGTGATATAGCCCACATGGGACGAGTTCCCGACAGGTGGAATGCCGAACGGGGGCACAATTGCAAGGTCACACATCTTAAGCCAGTCGATGCACTGGAAATCCTTTTACACAGCCAAGGCGCTGTGTCTACAGGAATTGGAGAATCACAATGTATAAAGCGATCATAAATCAGGAAGAGTTCGACAATTTAGATGAAGGAATTCGTTCCAACTACGCCGCATTGAAAGGCGAAGAGGGCCTATTTGTATTTCAGGTAGAGCCCGTTTCTATCAATGGCAAAAACTTTGCATTGGAGAATATCGCAGGACTAAAAAGCTCTCTGACACAACAGACGCAATGGGCAAGGCAGCTTGAGGCTAAGTTGAAACTCTTTGAGGGATTGGACCCCGATGAGGCGAAGCTGGCAATTGAAAAGCTTTCTGAAATCGCAGAAGGTGGCGACAGGGACGATAAGGAGAAGTTCCAGCAGGCGTTAGAGGCTGCTAAGGCCCAAATCGAACAGCGGTACAAAAGCGAGAATGAAAAGATCAAGAAAGTCACTGCTGATACAGAAGAGGAGCTAAAGAAGTTCAAAGTCAAATATGAGAAATACCGCCTTAACGATGAACTTCGCAGTGCTGCACTTGCTGAAGGGGCCGATCCTGAAAAGCTCGATGAACTCCTCATGCCACGTTTGAAAACCGAGGCCCGTCTTGTTGTTGAGGGCGAAAGAGAGTCGGTTCAATTCGTCGATGCGGGAGGAAATATTCTAATAACTGCGGAAGGAACGTCCACAGATCCTATGTCTGCCCGCGAAAGAGTAAGAGCATTGAAAGCAGGCGCGGCGGCGGTTTGCTTTAAGGCCACTGACGCTTCGGGAAGCGGAACGAATACACAAGACCGAAACCGAACAACGTATCAAGGTAAAGATTTATCCAAGCTCAGTCCAACGGAACGACTGCGTATTGGGCATGAAATTGAAAACGCAAAATAGTTTATTTTGGGGGTAATCACAATGAGTCTCACACTTGTAGAAGCAGCAAAATTGCACAGCGGTGATGTAGTCAGGTCCGCTGTCATAGAGTTATTTGCTCGCAATTCCGATGTAATGCGTATCCTGCCCTTTAGGGATATACCCGGAAATGCGTTCAAATATAACCTCGAAGGAGCTTTGCCGGGTATTGGTTTTAGAGGTGTGAACGAGTCTTACACGCCCAGTACCGGCGTATTGAATCCGCAAGTGGAGCCTCTTGTGATTGCTGGTGGCGAACTCGACGTCGATAGGTTTATCACTGAGACGATGGGAGCTGACCAGCGGGCAGTACAGGAAGCCATGAAGATTAAGGCTCTTGCCCGTAAATGGGACAAGACCTTTATCAAGGGTGACACTGAGACTACCCCGAAAGAGTTCGACGGGTTGCAAAGACGTCTGGCAGGCGATCAGCTTATCTCTGCTGGTAGTACTTCTGGTGGCGACGCCCTCAGTCTGGCGAAACTCGACGAGCTTATCGATGCTGTTGATAACCCTCAGTATCTGATAATGAGTAAGGCCGTCCGTCGTCTTTTGTCCGCCGCTGCAAGGTTATCTACGGTAGGTGGTTATATTACCTACGAGCAGGATGCTTTTGGCCGCAAGCAAACGATGTATGGCGATCTACCCATCCTTCTCGCGGACAAAGACAACAACAACACCGATATACTTGGTTACAATGAGGCCGGGGCCGGTGGAGGGAATTCCGTTTGCACTTCCATCTATTGTATTTCTACCGACGAAGATAAGGTCCAGGGCCTGCAAAACGGAACTATGGACGTTACTGTATTCCCTGAACTGGAGGAAAAGCCAGCGTCAAGGACTCGTGTCGAATGGTACACGGGTGTAGCCGTCTTTCATCCGAAGGGCGCAGCTCGTTTGTACGGCATCAAGAGCTCCGCTGTGACAGCTTAATCGTTCGTTTCGGTAATAGAGTTGAAACGAATAAATACAACTTAAAAGAAAGGCCACAAAAATGACTCGCATACGAAATTTCACAAAGGACGATGAGCTTGAATTGAAGGACGCAGGCTTAGTCGCTACAAGTGCTGCTGCTCAGGTCGATAGCGCTGCGAAGATTCTCGATCTTGGCGGGGCCGACATTTTCTGTGCCGGTGATATTGTACTCGAAGTTTCTGCCATAGAAATTGCCAGCAATACCGAGATATACGACATTATTGCACAGATTTCGCCAGACGCCACATTTGGCACGGCGGGTAATATTATTGACCGTATCGCTCTCAACCTCAGCGCCAAAGAGGTCAAGAGGTCAGATTGCGATAGGGACGATCTTGTTGGCCGCTATGTTCTCCCGTTCGATAACGAGTGGGATGGAACGTGCTATCGCTATCTCCGGCTCTACACCGTCGTCGCGGGCGATATTGTAACTGGAATCAACTTCACGGGATGGTTCTGCAAGAAAACGCCGTAAACCATAACAACCATAACCATCTAACGCAGGCAGTTAGGCGTAAAATTAACTGCCTGCGTATGATTTTAACAACCAGGAGAAGTTAAAATGGCAGACGCTATAGAAATGGAATTTGAGCAAGCTTTGGCTCAAAAGAAAGAAGAATTAAAACGTAAGCAATTGCGCGCTAAATCGGTGCGAGAAGCTATTAGCCCTGATAATGGATTGGTCAAAATTTGGCATTTTTCGGAAAATAAATACAAAGAGATCAGTCCGATTGATGCCAACGAGCAAATACAGTTAGGTTTGGCTGCTTTGCAAGTTATAGACTTGATCGGCCCAAGGGGTATCGCAGAGAAAATCGACGTAAACAAAGCCGATGAGTATTTGAAAAAGGGATATTATTATCCCGGACATGAACCAGTGACCGAAACCAATCCCAAAGCAAATGATAAACCTAAGAAAGCTGACAAACCCGAGAAACCCAAGGAACTCAACAAGCCCGTCAAGCCCACAAAAAGCCTCGACATATTGCCTTTGCCGGAATTGCGCGGGATAGCCAGGAATCTCAAAATCAAAGGTTATACAAAACTCAGTAAACCAGACCTCGTTGAGGTAATCAAGCAGGCCCAAGCAAAAACAGAAAAGTAATACTACAAAAGGGGGGCGCGTATGTCTCTTGTAGTTGAAGACGGCACAAGTAAAACTGATGCTGACAGCTATCTTTCTGTAGCCGATGCAGACACTTATCATACCGCTCATAGTGCATCTACCGATTGGAGCGGGGCCGAAACAGCCGACAAAGAGAAGTCTTTGCGATTAGCCACTCAGTTTCTCGATGCCAAGTTTAACGGCCTATGGCGGGGATATAGAACCTATCAAGACCAGTCTTTAGATTGGCCGCGTGCCTGCGTTGAGGACAACGACGGTTATAGCTATGTCAGCGACCAAATGCCTCAAAAGCTACTCGATGCAACTGCCGAGCTTGCACTTAAAGTCGCTGGCGGCGATACGCTTCTCGATGATGTAGACCGGCCTGGAATATCCAAAACAAAGGAAGTCAAAGTCGGGCCGATCACTATCAAGAAAGATTACCTCGGCGGGGATTCTCCATTCAAGAGATATCCCCTCGTAGAAGAATTGCTTAGGCCGCTTTTGAAGGCGGCTAATTTTATATCGTTAGGATAATCAATGGCCACTATAACAATTGATAAACTGAAGGCTGAGATAGCTATCCACAAGGACTACAAAGACCTCGACCAGAAAGGCTGGGAGGCCAAGATT